ATTCACCAATGAACCTCTCATGGGAGAGATGCGTTTCCCAAACGAGTATCTTATAAAGCAGGGAATTCGTTCAGGTGACAAAGTATGCTTTAAGCCAGATAGTGAATATGAGTTTGATGTGGATGGAGAGAAGCTATATAGAATGTTTGATCATCAGATAACCATGGTGCTATGAGAGATCCTAAAGACATAAAGCTAAAGATTATTGAGGCAGGACATCAGGCTGTTGAGCAGTTGATTAAGGTGGCTAAGGAAGCCATCATCAAGCCTGAGGATGAGAGTGAGCTATCTGCGGATAGATTAAAGAATGCAGCGGCTACAAAGAAGCTTGCAATCTTTGATGCCTTCGAGATCCTGAACAGGATAGAGGCGGAGCGTGAAGCTCTTGATATGTTAGATAAAGGAGTGAATAGAACAGATACCAAACAAGGTTTTGCAGAGCGAAGGTCTATATCGAATCGTTAAGGATCATGTCCCCCAGAACGCTATCAGTAAAAAGAATAGCGGAAGATCATGGTTGTACGGCTATAATGAGCAGTACGACATGGTTGTTATATCTAGGACTGGACAGATCGGAGAGATAGTCAGCATACAAGGATTGATTGTTGCATTGCCTGCCGTACCTAATGATGTATTTAAGAGAAGCGATAAGCCATCTCAACAGTATTGGGAGAGACAAGATTTACCTAAAGATCTTTTAAAGATACAGTCAATCTTCCATTGGAATGAGATGCCGGCTGAGTTTAAGGACAGGTGGGTAGACTACATTGAGTCTGAGTTTAACAGGCGTGAAGATGGGATGTGGTTCATGAATAATGGAACACCTACCTACATCACTGGAGCTCATTATATGTACCTACAATGGTCTAGTATTGACGTTGGATATGCAGACTACCGTGAGGCTAACAGGATATTCTTTATATTCTGGGAGGCATGTAGAGCAGACATACGATCATTTGGGATGATCTATCTAAAGATTAGACGCTCAGGATTCTCGTTTATGTCATCCTCAGAGTGCGTTAACATAGCCACTCTTGCTCGTGACTCTAGGGTTGGCATCCTGTCAAAGACTGGTGCTGATGCTAAGAAGATGTTCACTGATAAGGTGGTACCTATAAATAGCAGGTTGCCGTTCTTCTTCCGTCCAATTATGGATGGTATGGATAAGCCAAAGACTGAACTTGCGTATCGGGTACCTGCATCAAAGATCACAAAAAAGAATATGGCCAATGCATCTGATAGTGAGGTGATTGGTCTTGATACCACTATTGACTGGAAGAATACTGAAGAGAACTCATACGATGGTGAGAAGCTACTATTCTTAGCACATGACGAATCTGCCAAGTGGGTGAAGCCAAACAATATCTTAAACAACTGGAGAGTAACTAAGACCTGTCTCAGGGTAGGTAGCAAGATCATTGGCAAGTGCATGATGGGATCTACATCGAACGCTCTAAGCAAGGGTGGTGACAATTATAAGAAACTATATGAGGACTCAAATGTTGTTAGCAGGAACGCTAACGGACAGACTAAGAGCGGTCTATACGCTTTGTTTATACCGATGGAGTGGAACATGGAGGGATTTATCGATAGGTATGGTATGCCTGTGGTTAGAAAGCCTGATACTCCTATTCTTGGTGTTGATGGGCAGATGATTAAGAACGGTGCGATAGACTACTGGGAGGCTGAGGTTGAGTCATTGAAGAATGATGCTGATGCACTCAATGAGTTTTATCGCCAGTTCCCAAGGACTGAATCTCACGCTTTCCGAGATGAGAGCAAGTCATCTATCTTTAACCTTACCAAGATCTACCAGCAAATTGACTACAACGACTCAGGTATAGAGGGACAGATGGTTACACGTGGATCGTTTCACTGGAAGGATGGCATAAAGGACAGCAAGGTTATATGGACACCTGACTCTAGGGGCAGGTTCTTAATAAGCTGGGTACCGCCTCTACATTTACAGAACAACGTACCTATAAGGAATGGGATCAAGTATCCGGGTAATGAGCACCTAGGCACATTTGGGTGTGACCCTTATGACATATCAGCAGTAGTTGGAGGAAGGGGATCTAATGGATCGCTACATGGTATGACTAAGTACCACATGGACGATGCTCCTGTCAACCAGTTCTTCTTGGAGTATATTGCTAGACCGCAGACAGCGGAGATATTCTTTGAGGAAGTACTAATGGCCTGTGTATTTTATGGCATGCCTGTACTTGCAGAGAATAACAAGGCACGTATACTATATCACTTTAAGAATAGAGGGTATAGAGCGTTCAGTATGAATCGACCTGACCGTACATTAAATAAGTTGAGTAAGACTGAGCGTGAGCTTGGTGGTATACCTAACTCCTCTGAAGAGGTTAAGCAGTCACATGCCTCTGCTATCGAGTCATACATTGAGAAGTTTGTTGGATTTGATTTGGCTAACAGTTACAGATCATCTGATGAGATAGGCACGATGCCATTCACTAGGACGCTTGAGGACTGGGCTAAGTTTGACATTATAGCTATAATGGCAAATCAAAAACACGTATATTTACCGGAGAAAAAAGAGTCGAAAATTAGTGTTAATTTCGCAAAGTACGCTAACACTGGAAATCAAAGTCAAATTATTAGATGAAAGATGTCGTAGTTAATATATCTTCAACCGCATTTCCAAGCCAGTTTGTTTCTGATTCGGAGAAAGCCACGCCGGAGTTTGGTCTTCAGGTAGGGCAGGCGATTCAGTATGAATGGTTTCGGAAAGATGGTAGCCAATGTAGATACTATAATCAATGGGGTGAGTTTAACCGACTGCGTTTGTACGCACGAGGTGAACAATCTGTTCAGAAATATAAGAATGAGCTAGCCATTGATGGTGACTTGTCTTATCTAAATCTTGACTGGACTCCAGTTCCTATCCTACCTAAGTTCGTTGACATTGTAGTCAATGGCATGGGAGATAGACTCTTTAAGGTTAAGGCATACGCACAGGATGCAATGTCTCAGGCTAAGAGAAGTAAGTATCAGGACATGATTGAAAGCCAGATGCTTGCTAAGGATCTGCTTCTAAAGATACAGGGAGAGACAGGTGTTGATCCATTTGTCACTAACCCAGAGGAGTTGCCTCAGACTGATGAGGAGCTATCACTATACATGCAGCTTAAGTATAAGCCTGCAATTGAAATCGCTGAAGAGGAGGCTATCAATACTATCCTTGATGAGAACCACTACCAAGATACACGTAAGCGTATTGACTACGACTTAACTGTTGTAGGAATTGGTGTTGCTAAGCATGAGTTCTTGCCGGGGTCTGGTGTTCAGGTGTCTTATGTAGATCCTGCTAACGTGGTATACAGCTATACCGAGGATCCATTCTTTCAAGACTGTTTCTATTGGGGAGAGATTAAGACCGTCCCTATGACGGAGCTATTGAAGATTGACCCTACACTCACTCGTGAGGACATGGATGAGATCTCAAAGTATTCTCAGAGCTGGTACGATTATTACAATACTGCTAGATTCTATGAGAACAGTTTGTTCTATAGAGATACTTGTACTTTAATGTACTTCAACTATAAGACCACCAAGAAGATGGTCTATAAGAAGAAGATACTTGAGAACGGATCTACTAGAGTAATTGAGAAGGACGATAAGTTCAACCCTCCTTTAGAGATGATGGAGGATGGCAAGTTCGAGAAGCTTGAGAAGACCATTGACGTATGGTATGATGGTGTAATGGTAATGGGCACTAACTTCTTGTTGAAGTGGCAGCTTTCAGAGAACATGGTAAGACCAAAGTCTGCCTCTCAGCATGCATTACCTAACTATGTTGCCGTAGCACCACGTATGTACAAGGGTGTGATTGAGTCGTTGGTTAGCAGGATGATTCCTTTTGCTGACTTGATTCAACTTACTCACTTAAAACTACAGCAGGTTATTGCTCGTACAGTTCCTGATGGTGTCTTCATTGATGCGGATGGATTGAACGAGGTTGACTTGGGAACAGGTGCAGCATATAACCCTGAGGATGCGTTAAGACTATACTTCCAGACTGGTAGTGTTATCGGACGTAGCTACACTCAGGATGGTGAGTTTAACAATGCTAGAGTTCCTATCCAGCAATTGACATCAAACTCAGGAGCGTCTAAGACTCAGATGCTTATCGCTAATTACAACCACTACCTTGACATGATCAGATCGGTAACCGGTCTGAATGAGGCAAGAGATGGTTCTACTCCTGATCCAAACGCATTGGTTGGTGTACAGAAACTAGCAGCACTTAACTCTAACACAGCAACAAGACATATCCTTGAGAGTGGACTATTTATCTATCGTTCACTTGCTGAGGCACTTACGTATCGTGTTGCTGACATATTGCAATATGCTGACTTTAAGGATGACTTCGCAAATAAGATTGGAAAGTATAATGTATCTATCTTGAATGACATCAAGGATTTGTACATCTACGACTTTGGTATCTTCATTGAGATTTCTCCAGACGAAGAACAGAAGGCACAACTTGAG